CATGTCTGAATCGCCCCCATCCCAAATTTTCCCACAACTGCCTAAAAATTAAGCAGACCACCCCATCTAAGGGTTTTCCCTATCCGGATACGCTTTTTCCGCACGATGTTCGGGTACAGCGGGTACACCCCTAAAGGGGTGTGTACCCGGTTGTACCCCAAACACGTCTTTCGCCCGGGTACAACTGTACCCGCTTGTACCCGCTTGTACCCTGTACCCGGTCAAAATCCGATCCCCAGCTCATAAATTCCGGGCTCCTCCTCGACCATCTCGCCACGCTCCAGAAGCTCCACAACGGCCCTGGCGAACGCCTGCTTCTTGCTGTTCGTAGACTCCAACTCGGACAGTTCATCGAACGCTTGCCTCCATTCCGACCTAGCGACCAGCCTGGCATTGAGCGTCTTGAACGCCTCCCAAGCCACGTTGGCGTTGGTGCTGCGCAGCTTGCGTTTGGCGGTCTTGGTGGGCTCGCCCGCCTGCACCAGCACCGCGCTCGTCACCGGCTCCCCGTCCTCGTCAAACCACCCTGGAATAATCACTTTCTCAAGCGTAGCATATAAAGTAGCCGCCAATTCGGCGTCCTTGCTCTTGCGCTGAATAATCTCCATCGGCGAGTCGCCCTTGGCCGGGACGATGCTGATCTCAATGTCCAGCGCACCACGCCAAGCGCTCGAGCCTCGAGCCCTGTGCTGGGTCTCCTCAGATACGCCAGTATGGTGGACTAGTATGATGGTGCAATTGAATTCAGCCATTAACATGGCGCAGGCATCAAGCATCGCCTTGGCGTCCTGGGACGAATTCTCGTCTCCTGAGTTGAAGCGGTGCAGGGTATCTATCGTGATGATGGCGGGCTTGATGGGGAGCGCCCGGATGTGCTCGGAGACCTTGCGGTAGCCCTCTGGAGTATCTAGATCGCAGCCGCTCTTGCTCAAATACATATTAAGAGCCTGACCATTCCCATGGTGCTCCTTCCACGCTGCTATCCGGCTGCGCAGACCGTGGTGGCCCTCACCCGCCAAGTAGACAATCGCCCCTGGCGTGACCCGGTTGCCGAACCAATCCTGTTGGCCCTGCGCCATCCGCAGGCACCAGTCGAGCGTTGCGAACGTCTTGCCGCCGCCGCTCGGGCCGTGAACCATGATGAGAGCGGCCTGCTGAATCCAACCCTTGACCATCCACCGAATCGGCGCAGGCTGGCGGGAGAACTCGTCCGCCGGCATCAGCCAGTCGCTTACTGCTGGCTCAAGCAGCGCCGCCAGATCATTGCCAGCCTGAACGTAATCGTTGGCGTCCCCGGCCGCGGGCGGCATCACCGACCTGGCGCCATACTTGGCGCTGGCCTGCTCGGCGTACCTTTGACCCACGCCGCTCGCATCATTGTCGGCCACGATCACCAAGTCCTGCTGCGCCCCGAACCTCTCCCGAAGCGCTCCGGTCACCGGGACTAGGTTGCTGGCGCTGTAGGCCACGGCGCAGGCCTTGCCGGTGGCTTGGTGAATCGTGGCAGCAGTGGCGAAGCCCTCGGCGATGTAGATGGTGGCGGATGGCTCGCCGAGCATCCAGAACTTGCCTCCAGTGGCGCCGCCGGGGTGATACCGTTTCTCGCCATCGGCTGCGATGTACTGCACGCTGGCCAGATCACCTTCGGAGCCGTACAGCGGGACCATCAGCCGCCCGTCTCCGGTGATCCTTGCGCCGTTGGGTGCGATGCCCTTGCGTGCTAGATACGGGTGATCGGCACTCGCTGCACCGCCTGCTGTCCAGATCGCATCGACCGTACTGGCAGCCACCGCCTGGCTGCGCTCCTGCTCGGCCTCCCGTGCCGCCTTGGCCTCGGCCATTCGCCGGGTGTGCGCAAACTCCTCGGCGATGGTAAGTTTCCTTCCCATCTCTGCCTGCCAGGCCTGCTCGATGCCTGCCCGCCAGCAGCCAAAGCGACCTGCCGGCACGCCGTCACCGAAGGCCACATACCAACCGGGCTTGCTGTGGCCTGGCGTGCCTTTGGTCCCGCTGTTGAACCTGTGCAGCTTGCCGTCTAGGTAGATCGCCTCTGGCGGCTCCAGGCCGGCTTCTACCATTGCCTCCCGCAGCTGCTCGTCTGGTGGCTCAATCCTCTTGGGCTCGGGGAGAGCGTAGACGCCGCCGAAGATGCTAGTCAGGTCTGCCATTGGCTGGAGCCTTTGAGAGGTACGTCGACAACCGCTGAATCGCGGTGATGCGTGGCCGCTTGGAGCGACCGCGCTGGAGGGCAAGAACGGTACTGTAGTGCAGGCCGGTGGCCGCTGCAACGACCCGAACCTTGCGGTCTTGCAGAGCGGCAACGACTTGCTCAATCGTCATCATAAAGCGTACTCCTAAAAAAAAGTTGGTGAAGATCGAAAAAAAGTTTACCACAACTTGAAAAGATGGTGTAGGATGCTATCCATGCACTGAACGGATTTCCCGACGAGTGCTGCAACAGAAGGAGTACAGCCAGACATGGCCATCAACCTAAAAACCACCGCATCATTGGCATCCAACGGCGCCAAGATCCTCGTCTACGGACAAGCTGGCGCAGGCAAGACCACCTTGGCGGCAACCCTGCCAGCGCCCATCATCCTGTCCGCCGAGGGCGGCTTGCTGTCGATCCAAGACGCCAACCTGCCCTACATCGAGGTGAGCTCCATGGGCACTCTGATGGAGGCATACAGCTGGCTGCGCGACAGCCACGAGGCAAAGGATTACCAGAGCGTGGCGCTGGACAGCATCTCGGAGATCGCCGAGGTGGTTCTCAACGCCGAGAAGAAGAGCAACAAAGACCCACGCGCAGCCTATGGCGCGATGCAAGAACAGATGGCCGACATTATCCGAGCCTTCCGCGACCTGCCCGGCCGCCACGTCTACATGAGCGCGAAGCTCGAGAAGACGCAGGACGAGATGGGCCGAGTGCTCTATTCGCCAAGCATGCCGGGTAACAAGACGGGCCAGGCGCTACCCTACTTCTTTGACGAAGTCTTGGCGCTCCGGGTTGAGAAGGACGCCGAGGGCGTGTCACAGCGGGCGCTCATGTGCGACAGCGACGGCCTCTGGCTGGCGAAAGATCGCAGCGGCAAGTTGAGCGCCTGGGAAACGCCAGACCTCTACCACATCATCAGCAAGATCGGCGGTGCGAAATGATCGGCGTCTGGTTGGCGTGTAAGGAAGCCGAGCGCCTGGCAACCGAAGCGCGGCGGGTTGTCGAGGACGCCATGATCGAGCAGTTCAAGATTGCCAAGGACATGGAAGGCACCAAGACCTTTATGAACCTTGGGCATACGGTAAAGATTACCGGCCGTTTGAACCACAAGATCGACAGCGACAAGCTCCAAGCAATCGCTGCCGAGGCTGGCTTGGCCGAGCACCTTGGCTCCCTTTTCCGCTGGAAACCGGAAATCAATTCGTCGGCCTGGAAGTCGGCTGACGAATCCATCACGCGCCCGCTCCTGGGTGCGATCACCACCACGGCGGGCCGCCCGTCTTTTTCAATCACCAAGGAATAAATAATGGCTACTCTCGGACAAGATTACGTTGCGGCAGACCTTCCCATGGGCAAGTCTTTCGAGCCCCTGCCTGCCGGCTGGTATACCGCGGCGATCACGCAGGCGACCGTCAAAGACACCAAGGCCGGCACTGGCCGATACATCAGCCTGAAGTACGACATTACCGGACCCAGCCACCAGGGCCGCACGATCTTTGGGAACCTGAACATTTCTAACCCGAACCCGAAGGCGGAAGAGATCGGCCGGCAACAGCTCAACAGCCTGATGCGGGCCATTGGCCTGGCGAAGGTCAACGACACGGACCAGCTAATCGGCGGGCAGCTGAAAATCAAGTTGGCCATCACCAGCAGCGACCAGTACGGCGAGGGCAACGAGGTCAAAGACTTTGCCGGCATCGCTGGCGGGGCAATGCCTGCGGCAAGCAAGCCCGCGGCACCAGCTGCTGGCGCGAAGGCTGCGCCGCCCTGGGCGAAGTGAGATAGCAAACCCTGGCGTGGCAGATAAATCTAGGAACCTGTCACGCTTTTACCTTACAAAACAAGGAGTTACATCATGATTATCAAGTTGAGCAAAGAAGAGATTACAGAAGCCATCCTTGAGTGGACAAACAATTTAATGAGCGATGATTTTCGTAAAGGTTGTTTCAACACGGTGGAATTACTCTACTCCAATGGCTGCGAGGTCTCTTGGGTTGAGCCTGAAGCCAAGCCTGACGCCGCCTAATGCGCCAGCACCGCCCCGATCACGTCCTAGAGCGAGCCGAGTTCTTGTCACGCGCTCGCTCCATGGCCCGCCGGGGCGTTGCCCTGACGCATAGCAAACTCACGCCAGCAGAAGTGCAGGAGATCCGACAGGCCAAGGAAAACCGCCTAGACCTGCTGGCCCACATTGCCGAGACCTTGAGCAATTCCGCACTGGCGGAAAAGTACGGCGTTCATCCACGCACCATTGAGAAGGTGCTGTCTTATGAGACTTGGAGCCACATCAAATGAGCGCAATCCCAATCCCCGACCCAGTGGCGCAAGCCATTGACGCCGCCCACGAGCGCCAGGTCGAGCTACCAAGGCCGCACCTTGGCGCCAGCCAACTTGGTCACGCCTGTGATCGGTGGCTTTGGCTGTCCTTCCGCTGGGCGGTGCGCGAGCCCTTCCCTGGTCGTATCCTTCGCTTGTTTCGGCGGGGCCGGCTGGAGGAGGCCACCATAGCGGCGGACCTCAAAAGCATTGGGATTGAGATACACAGCACCGAGGGTGCCCAAGCCCGGGTTGACTTTGGCTCGCATGTCAGCGGGAGCTTGGACGGCATCATCGAGTCTGGCGTGCCTGGAGCCCCGAAGGCTCGGCACATCTTTGAGGCCAAGACGCACAGCAAGAAATCGTTTGACGATCTGGTCAAGCACGGCGTCGAGAAATCCAAGCCAGTCCATGCCGCCCAGATGCAGGTCTACATGCACGGCACGAACATTGACCGCGCCTTGTACTTTGCAGTCTGCAAAGACGATGACCGCATCTACACCGAGCGCTTGCGCTACAGCCGCACCGAGGCCGAGCGCCTGATTGCTCGCGGGCATCGCATTGCTCTGGCGGACAGGATGCCTGAGCCCTTGTCCAGCAATCCAAGCTGGTACGAGTGCAAGTTCTGCGCAGCGCATGACTTCTGCCACGGCAGCAAGAAGACCAAAGAAGTCAACTGCCGGACCTGCGCCCACAGCACCGCCGAGCCCTCAACGCCAGACCAAGATGCGCACTGGACATGCGCACGATTCGACCGCAGCGTGATCCCTATTGCCACCCAATACACCGGCTGCGATAGCCATGTCCTTCATCCTGACCTAGTGCCATGGCAGCGCTTAGATGGGCCGGATGCCTGGACGGCTATCTATCTCATTGATGGGCGGGAAGTCGCCAATGGGGAGGGGGATGCTAATGTGTATTCCAGCAAAGAACTGGTAACAAGATGAATTGCATTGAATTTGGAGACTGCCGCGAAATAATGCGCCATTGGGCTGCTGATGGTGTAAAGGTTCAGACTTGCGTGACAAGCCCGCCTTACTTTGGCCTGCGCGACTATGGGCGCGACGGCCAGATTGGTCTGGAGCAAACGCCCGAGGAATACATCGCCGCGATGGTGGAGGTGTTCCGCTGTGTGCGCAACGTGCTGGCTGATGACGGGACATTGTGGCTGAACATTGGGGACAGCTACAACAATTTTCGCAGTCAAATGGGGCCGGGGCAAGCTGTGCATGGACGAGATAAGTTGAACGGCAAACCGGATGTTCTTAGCAAAAAAAGAGGCATCGAAGGATTGAAAGAAAAAGACCTAATCGGCATCCCTTGGATGCTGGCCTTTGCCTTGCGGGCAGATGGCTGGTACTTGCGCCAGGATATCATCTGGCACAAGCCGAACCCGATGCCTGAGTCTGTGCGCGACCGCTGCACGAAGGCGCATGAGTACATCTTTTTGTTGTCAAAGTCAGATCAATATTTCTTTGATAACAAAGCAATAAAAGAACCGGCCAACTTGGCAAACCATCGCGATAGCCCAGGGATTCGTCGCACTGCACCTGGCAGCGCAGACCACAACGGTTTTAAAAACGGTCGCCACTACGAAACACGAAACAAGCGCAGCGTATGGTCAGTTCCAGTTCGTTCCTACAAAGGCGCTCACTTTGCCACATACCCGCCGGCCCTAATTGAGCCGTGCATTTTGGCTGGCAGCAGACCAAGCGACATTGTGCTGGACCCGTTTATGGGATCAGGCACTACCGCGCAGGTTGCTCTGCAGCATGGCCGCCAGTACCTGGGCTGCGAACTGAATCCAGAATACGAAACGTTGCAAAAAGAGCGGATTGCTAAGGCTGTGCCAGCAATTGCTGATGACCGCCAAATGTCACTTGTACTGGAGCAGACCAATGCTCCGTGACTACCAACAACGCACAATAGACCAGCTCTACACCTGGTTCGATCACAACGCCACCGGCAATCCCTGCTTGGTGCTGCCCACCGGCTCGGGCAAGAGCCACATCATTGCAGCGCTGTGCAAACGGGTATTGCAGGAGTGGCCGGACAGCCAGATTCTGATGTTGACCCACGTCAAGGAATTGATAGAGCAGAACGTGGAGAAGTTGCGCCAGCACTGGCCCGATGTACCGGTGGGCATCTACAGCGCCAGCATCGGCAAGAAGCAGCTTGGCGAGCCTATCACTTTTGCCGGCATCCAGTCGGTGCGCAAGAAGGCCGCGCTGCTGGGCCACGTTGACCTGGTGCTGGTAGACGAGTGCCACCTGATTGCGCACAAAGATCAAGGCGGCTATCGCAGCCTGCTGGCCGACCTGCTGGCCATCAACCCACGCCTGCGGGTGGTAGGCCTTACCGCAACACCCTACCGCCTCGGCCACGGAATGATTACCGACGAGCCGGCCATCTTTAAGGAACTCATCGAGCCCACGAACATCCTCGAACTGGTGCGCCTCGGCCACCTGGCGCCGCTACGCTCCAAGCACACCACGGCCCAGCTGGACACCAGCGGGGTTCACAAGCGTGGCGGGGAGTTCATCGAGGCCGAGTTGCAGGCGGCAGTAGACACGGCAGATCAAAACAATTCCGTGGTGCGCGAGATCATCAAGCTGGCCGGGGACCGCAAGGCCTGGCTGGCCTTCTGCTCTGGTGTCCAGCACGCGTGGAACATATGCGACAAGTTGAACGAGCTCGGCATCGTGGCGGACTGCATCACTGGAGCCACGTCGAAGCGCGAGCGGGAACGCATCATCGGCGAATTCAAGGCGGGCCGCATCCGTTGCCTGACCAACGCCAATGTCCTGACCACCGGGTTTGATTACCCGGACATTGACCTAATCGCCATGCTGCGGCCTACCATGTCGCCAGGCCTCTACGTCCAGATGGCGGGCCGGGGTTTGCGGCCCAAGAGCCATACCGATCACTGCCTGGTGCTTGACTTCGCAGCGGTGGTGGCTACGCACGGCCCGATCACGCATGTCCGACCGCCGAACAAGAAGGGCGAGAAGGAAGGCGCAGCGCCAGTAAAGGTATGCGACAACTGCCAGGAGTTATGCGCCCTGGCGGCCCGTGTATGCCCTGCCTGCGGGCATCCGTTCCCGGAGCCTGAAGTTAAGAAGCTCAAGCTCCAGAACGATGACATTATGGGGTTGGCGGGCAAGGAAATGTCGGTGACCGCTTGGCGCTGGCGCAAGCATGTCAGCCGGGCCAGTGGGCAGGAAATGCTCATGGTGACGTATTACGGCGCACTCTCTGATGCGCCAGTGAGCGAATACATGCCGGTGAACAATCCCGGCTATGCGGGCGAGAAGGCGCGGAGGACTGTAGCAGAGATCGCCTCGGGTGCCGATGTGCTTGTGTCCGACCTCTACAACCCGCTGGACGTGGTGGCTGATATTCTTTCCTGCGGCGAGCCGCCAGACATGATCGAGTTCAAGATGGACGGTAAATATCACCGTGTGCTTCAAAGAAAATGGAAACTAGATGCGCCACAAACAGCCTGAGATCGTGACGATCTACTACAAGATGCTCGAGGCCGGGCCGCCCAAGTGCTGCCATAGCTGCGAGATGTATGGCACGGACGGTTTGTGCGTGGAGTTCTTCAAAGAGCCGCCGGAGGAGTTCGCCGCCACGCCGGATGCCTGCAACAAGTGGGTGATGGACCTGCCCTTCTGATGAAAACAGAACACGAAGAGCAGCGCGAGCTGGTGCAGTGGATCCGCCAGGCCTGCGGGGTGAGGGTCTTTGCGATCCCGAACGGTGGCCTGAGAGGCATCGCCGCCGCCGGTCGCCTGAAGGCCGAGGGCGTATCGGCTGGCGTGCCTGACCTGTTCATCCCGGCCTGGCTGCTCTGGATCGAGATGAAGCGGGAGAAGGGCGGCAGCGTCTCGCCAGAGCAGCAGAGCTGGCACGACTACCTGCGCAACCTGGGGCACCATGTGATCGTCGGGCGAGGGCAGGAAGATGCTAAAGAAAAGATGCGAAACCTAGGGTTTGTACCTAGGAATTGATGCTTTTTTTTAGGTAATATCCTTCTCACACCAACCCGCAACCAGCGAACAGGAAAGAACGAAATGAACACCACCACCAGCGAAGCCCTCTACACCGTCTTCTACGCTTTGTGCGATGACGCAAACAAAGCCGCCCGCGCGGTCAAGAAGGCCGAGAAGGCCCTGAACGCAGCGCAGAACGGCGATGCCAACTGCTTGCCCTTAGAAGTTGCGTACATTTTGCGCAATCTTCGCCGCGATCAGCGCGACCTTGTTTCGGCGGCTTGCAATGTTGCATGGTTGGCTTACGAGGATGCCAAGAAAACCGCAGCAGCCTAACCAACCCAGCCCGGCCCAGCGCCGGGCACCAAGGAGCCCCAATGATCTCTGATGCCCTCTTCGCCATAGCCCTAGGGCTTGCCGGCGCCGCCTTCTTTTTCTTTGCGCTGTCATGAACGGCGCTCCACCCTGCCCAATCGACAGCGTAGAGTTCATCTACGACATTGATGACGTAGACCAGCCGCTAGTCTGCCACCTGGACTACGAGCCCGAGTGCGCAGGCCACGGGGATCACCCCGACTATCCCAGCACCATGTGCCTAGCGGCAGCGTACATCAAAGACACCGACATTCTGGGCCTCCTGAGCCCCGACAAGATCGAGGCAATTGAGTTGCTCGCCTTGGACGAGCAAGAGCGCTTTGATGGCGATGGTGGGTACGATGAAGAATAAACCGCCGCCGAGCATTGGATGGTGGCCCACCGGCTCAAACAGAGTTCGTTGGTGGAACGGCCAGTACTGGTCCTGGGCCTGCCTGGACAGCGACAACGAGCGCCAAGTGCGTTATTACAGCGCAAAAGAGGCAATCGGTGACGTCGTAGTGTGGTATCCACGGCCAGACTGGTGGCCAGAGAGAAGCAAAACATGATTAGCTACCAAAGACACAACGCCGACAGCCTGGCCAAGCGAGTCTTTTTTGACGAGCCCGCCAGCCCGCCGCACATTACGCCGAGGGCCCGGTATGTTCACCCATGCCCGCCAGAACTTAAATGGACGGCACCGATGCCGGCGCAAAAAACAGAGAGGAGCAAGACATGAAAGACAGAGAAGAGTACTTCTGCCGCGCCGCGGCCCGCCAGAGCCTGTTCTGCGCTGTCTGGATCGTCGCCCTAGTGGCGCTGATTGCGTGGCTAGCGTGACGCACATCGGATGGATGGTCAGCGAGGGCGAGGTCTGCATCCTGCTCACCAGGCGTTGGGAGGAGAAGGAATACTGGGTGGGCCTTGGGTGCACTGCGGTGCCGCTGTATGCAATGCCCTCGCTGTAACGCACCAACAAGCGTGGTATCAACTCGGCACCAGCCCGACAACTCAACCAGAAGGAGATACGAATGCTTCAACAACCACAGGTTCAGCACAACGGAACAACCCGTCGTTTTCCCAGGTCGCTCGAAGAAGCCTTCGGCGGCGACGGTTACGCCATTACCCACTACAGAAACCGATGGTCGTGGTTCAACCGAGCCGTTGCCTTCAGTGTCTGGGTACTGGCGCTGGCTTACGGGGTGACGCTATGGACTTGAGACAACAACTGATTCGGGATGAGGGGAGCGTTAGCCATGCGTATGAGGATTCTCTTGGTTTCACCACTATTGGCGTTGGGCGTCTTATTGACTTTCGCCGGGGCGGTGGTCTTCGTGATGGTGAAATTGATTTTCTCCTTGGTAACGATATTGAAGAGAAAACGGCGCAAGTATTGGCGGCGCTACCGTGGGCGTCCAAGCTAAGTGAAACTCGCCGAGCAGTGCTGATAAACATGGCGTTCCAGATGGGCATCGGTGGGCTGCTCAAGTTCAAGCGCGCACTGGGGTCCATCGAAGACGGTCAGTACAAAGAAGCGTCAATGGAGATGCTGGACAGCCTCTGGGCTCAACAGACGCCGGAGCGTGCGAAGCGTCTGTCAAAACAAATGGAGAACGACGAATGGCAATAGACCCACTGACCGCAGGCGTCGAGTTGGCGCAAACCGTCATCACCCGCATCTGGCCCGACAAGTCAGCAGCAGAGGCAGCGCAGCTTGCCGCCCAGGTCGCTATCGTGCAAGGTCAACTGGACGTCAACCGCGCCGAGGCATCGAGCCCGAGCGGGTTCACAAGTGGCTGGCGCCCAGCCATTGGCTGGGTCTGCGCCTCGGCGCTGGCGTGTCAATATATCGCTAGGCCGCTGGTCCAGTGGACCGGCATTGTGCTTGACCACCCGCTGCCTGCGCTGCCTGGCATCGACGATAACTTGTGGCAGTTGATGTTGGGGATGCTCGGGCTCGGTGGCCTCAGAACTTTTGAGAAGACGAAAGGGGTTGCGTCGTGACCGATGAACGCATTGCGGAACTGATGGGGTGGCGTTGGCCGACTAGCCTTCACCCTGACGACCTGCTTGCCAAGGTGCGGACCGTTGTACGCGAAGCAGTACGCACTGAAGGGGGTGAGACATTTGCAGACCGATGCAAGCTGGCAACGGACTGCCTGCCCCAGTCACCCTACCGGGTGATGCTGGAGAACCTGCATCGAGAGATGTTGGGCATTAAACAGAGGGTTGAGTCATGAACAGCAGGATAGTAAGCGAGCTTATTGAACAAGCGAATGAGTGGAGTTATAAAGAATACGCCAAAGGTGAAACTGGATACACACGGGAACAGTTGTACTCGCAGAAGCTCGCCAAGTTGATTATTGCTGAATGTTGTGATCAAGTGCGAGCAATTGACGCTATGACCATTAGACAACATTTTGGAGTTGAGCCATGAACGAAAGAATTAGAAAACTAATGGACGGCTGCTTCGACGTTACCGTTGACAGTCGCGGGCGGGAGGAATGCACTGCCGACTATATCAACGTGCAGCGGTTCGCCGACCGTATCGTCCGGGAGTGCGCCGAGTTGAGCGTCAACTACGGGGGAAACGTCAAGCTGCTGATCTGTAACCACTTTGGGCTTAAACCATGACCGAGCGCGCTGCGTTTGAGGCATGGTGCGACGAGAAGTGGGGCAGCAGTGCGCATCTGCACAAGAGCGCCACCTGCGGGGAGTGGGCGGCTTGGCAGGCTGGGCGTGTTGACCTGGCGCAGGTTGGGGACTGCGGGGAAACGTGCAAGAGGGCCAAGCTCTGCTACGCCTGTTCAAAAGAGTTGGGGGCGCTAACCCGAGGAGACGTTTTGCGTTGCATTGAAACCGACGAATTGTGCACGGTGTGGACTACATCTACATCTGGAAAGACGGGTGTTAAGTGGGCCAGTAACGACTTTGCAGAGTACACGGCAGAGCAGATTGGGGAGTTGTTTTGGATTGAACCGAAGCCCCAATGGCAGGGGTTGACGAAGGCTGATGTAAATAAACTCACAAAGTACGTGGTTGAGTTCAAAAGCGAGGTTGTGGAGTTTATTAGAGCAGCAGAAGCAAAGCTAAAGGAAAAAAATGACTGAAACCGAAAGAAAGCTAGACCTCCTGCTAGGCGATGCCCTAGCGGAGAACGAGCGCCTCAAATACGAAGTCAAACGCCAAGAGATCGTTATCGCGCAGTTGCTACTGGCGATGCACGAAGGCGGAACCTTGAGGGTACGCGATGATGCATCCTGACACCGAATTGCTGATGCACCTTGCCGCCAACTTGGTACGCGAGTACCCCAACGGCGTGAGCACGGTAGACATGCACCTGCGGATGGCGATCTCGCTCGACAAGACCCGCAAGATACTGTGCTTTGCCCGCAAGGCGCGGCTGCTGGGCGTGGCCGGTAGTGGCGTCACTGCTCGCTGGGCGTCTCCTGAGCGAGCAGCAGAGCTAGACGCTGGGCGCTGGACGAAGCGCAAGTTGCAGCACAAGGCGTGCAGGGACCGCAGGACAGCAAGGCTTGCTGCCCGCCAAGCCGCATCGGAACTGGCGCCGCGTCGGGTAGCGAAGCCGTTCAGGATCAACGCACCGAATTCAGTATGGCAACTAGCGGAGTTCTCATGCGACCAACTAAAGCGGCGATAGACGCCATCAGGGACGCCTACATGGCCGACGTCCTGACGATCAGAGCGCACATTCTGGCGCTCAATGATCCGCACCTAGAAGATGCCTGGGCCGGAATCGAGACGTTCGCTGCCGTGGCGCTGCGGGTGATGGCGAAGACCAACCCGTCGAAGCTCAAGAGCGAGATGGTGACTGTGGGGATTTCGGCGCTGCTATGAGCGGTCGACCTTGCCGTCCAGCTTGTCAAAGATGCGCCCCAGCAGGTCGCGGATCTCTTTGAGGTCTGACCTGTAATCGTCCCGCGTCACATAGGTCTTGGGTAGCTCGACCGACAGGCGGGTCAGGTCGGCCTTCAACTCCTTGACCGCTGACCACAACTCCCTTGCAAACCAGCCGGTAACCGCGCAAGCGGTAGCAAGGCCAATGTCGATCAGGTGTTGCGAATCCATCAGATCATCCTAGCAAGTAAAGGCACCGCCCCGCCGGCACAGGTTGCCAGGGCATCGAACCATTCTACTCCGTGCGTAGGGGTCAAGCCTGCTCTGATAGCACGTTGGTTGGAGAGCCAGTCGAGCACCTCCTTGCCCACTGCGGCCAGCACTACGAGGCCGTAGGCAGCATCAGGGCGGCGTAGGATGGCTAGGGCGGCTAGGAAAATCAAGCTGCCGTAGAAGAAGTGGTTGGCTTTGTCTTCTGGGAGCGAAGGCATTCCCATCACGGCCCCGAGTTCGGGAACGCAGCAGTCGGCGGGGTGAACGTGGTTGTGTACCGGGCTATGCCCTTGGTGACTCTTAGGTCGTCTATGTAACCTGAAAATTTGTACGCTGGGTCATACCCTAAACTACCGACAATAAGGGGCTGAGTGGTGGTGTACAGTGTTGCAGAACTAGTCGAAGCGGTTCCACCCACACCGTTTGTGTACGTTATAAAGGATGTTCCGTTGCGTACAACAGCAATGTGAGTCCATGTGTTTAGTGCAACTCCACCAGTTGTACCGTTTGGAGCAATGGTAAAATTATTACCATCTGTTGAAAACGCTCCGATAGCGGTTCCGGAAGCGTTTATTTGAACTGCAAAACTCATTAAGGTGTTGGTAGATGTACCAGCACCCATTACAGCGTAATATGCTCCACCACCAGCGTAGCTTGAAATGTATACCCAGCATTCAATAGTGAAGTTCCCAGACCCAAAAGCAAATCTAGTCTGATTAAGGGAACTTGTAGGCAAGTAATCCGTAGTCCCATTGAACTTCAAAGCCCCCGTACCATACTTAAACACACTAGTACTGATCTGCGCCGAAGCCACCGTCTCAAGGTTATTGAGTATCGCGTTGTCAAAGATGGCTGCGTTGCTCATGCCCAGCAGCAGTGCAGTGTTCGTGACTGCGGTCAGTGGCGCTGTGGGGGGCGTGAACGTCGTGCCGCTGGGGTAGAGGCAGGTGCCGTTGACTAGGCGGAAGTTGGAGATGTAACCAGCAAAGGTTCCCGCAGAAACCCAAGCGCCGGCAGAACCAACCCCAAATACCCCCGATGCATTGTCTATTGCGCCACTTAACGCTACATTAGTACCGGCTTGAATGCCATTAATATACAATCTAAATGTCCCGCCAGATTCCCTAACATAAGCTATATGGCTCCATGCATTAATTGCGATAGCTGAAGCTGCTGAAGTTGTGTACGCAGATGTTTGATATGCTACTGCTTGTATTATATCTGCGCTAGTTTTTCTTAAGACAATTGACGGAAAATTATGGGCAACATCATCTTGCCCTGCAAAGTACCCTGTTGTTCCAGATGTTGTTGGGTATATCCAACATTCAACAGTAAATGCATTGCTCCCCAACGTAAACGCAGCATTGTCAGGAACCGTAAGATAATCCCCCGTCCCATCAAAGTACGCCGACCCACCGTTAGTGGCAACAGCATAGGGGTAGGTAGAGACGAACGGATTGAACGAGCCTTGGGTCGTGTTGCCGTTGCGGGTGACGGTGAAGTTGTTGGTGCTGCCGTCTAGGAACGTGTTGTTCTGTGCGGCGTTGGTCCCATCCCCGTGCAGGAGCATGGAGACGTTGGCCCAGTAGGGGTCCTTGGCTTCGGAAGCGCCGCCCGTCAAGAAAGCATTGATTGCCGCAAACATTATGCCCCCCAAGGCATTCCAGCGGCCTGAGTAGGGGCCGCCAACAGATCAAGCGTGACTTGAAGATTGGCTTCGGTATCAGGAGCAACTTCCTTGACCCAGCCCAGCACGATCTCTTCAGTCAGGTCATTGTAGGGAATGACCGCCTTATCAGGGTCTTGCGTCCAGCAGGCTGCGCTGGTCATCCCTGTAGTGTTCACACCGTCATTGGCAGTTACACCAAACTTCGCCAGGATGACGAACCCATCCGCAGTGGTGCGCTCAAGATCGTTGATAGTCCAGATGTAATCGGTCATGGTGTGTACCCTTGTGAGTATGAGCCGTACCAGTTTGTGCCGTCAGCAACAAACGTCAGAATGTCCATCTTGCCCACGGTGGCCGTGATGGTTGGTGCGCCGGAGGCATTAAACTTCACTCCGGTAAATGTTGCCGTGGTTGCTGTACCGGATGCTGGTTGCTTGAGCAGCAAGATGAATGACTTGCCCGCAGTGGCCGTGGGCATGGTGAACGTACATGCCGTAGCGCTGGTTAGCGTGGCCGTCAGTACAGTACCGGCAGTGATTGCCAGGGTTGCGGAGGCTCCTACGGTGCCGCTGGCTACTATGGTCTCAGTGTATGCGGCAATGGATAAGGTGCCGGGGATGGAGACGGTGCCCGAGCTATCAATCCGCATCCGCTCAGTAGGCGAAGAAGCCCCGTCTGCCGTAGTGTAAAAAACTAGGCGACCGGGCATGTCGTTTGTGCCGGGGGTGCCGTCTACTGCTGCCGATATCCGTGCAGCCTCGATAAAGTTGGTTCCATCTGAGCCATCAAATACCACAGCCCCTAATGAGTCTCCAGAGCTAACAGCGGTGTGTGATCCAACTGTTGCATTTTTTGACTTGGCAAAAACCAAAGTTGGAGCTAATGAGCTTGTACTGAACTGAGCTATCAGTTGGGATGAAGTATTTCCGTCGACGCCGGCAATTTGCTGGGCACCGACAGCATAACTCAGCCCCAAAGCTTGGTAGCTGATACTGCTAACGTACCCTTGAAACAACTGTCCAAAGTTGTTAATCACAAACGGGCTTGCATCAGGATTAGTAGAATCCTCAACCAACAAAGCATTACCCGTACCAAGCTGCGTGATGCGCAAGGCAGCGTTGGTGTTGTCGGTTACGCTGATGATGGCGTTGCCGCTTAACGTTGATGTGCCTGTTACCCCGAGGGTTGTGGTCGAAGTGAGGCTCAAAGCACTCACCGCCCGCCCAGCGGTCAGGTTGGCCACCGAGACTTGCTTGGTGGTCGTGCTTTGCACAATCGGCAGAACCTCGGTGCCCGCTAGGGGCGTGGTACTTGCCGGGAGGGCACTGATTTTTGAGTCAGCCATTTTGCTTGTTCCTTTGCTTTATGATACACGAACAGAGTTGATGCGAGCGTTGATGGCTGTCCCAGCCGTCTCCTGCAGTACAGACACTAGGCGCAACTCAATCCGGTCTGTGGCAGCAAGTGTTGCGCCTGTGACCGTAAACACATTGTCCGTTGCTGCGTTGGTCAATGTGATGGCTGCCGACCCCAGGTTAGACCCATGAGCGCCAGTTGAGTCGTTGATTCTGTACGCTGTGAGCGTAAGCGTTTTGGTGCCTGCTGTGCCTGCTCCGCTGTAGTAGGCATTGGCTGTAACGCTAAGATCGCGGCCCGAAAAGTACCCGTTGCCAGGCTGATATTCCCAGATGACGGTGGATGTAATGGTGGCGCTGAGTGCGTTGGCAGCGAGCAGAAAAGTTGAAGTACCCGGTGTGTTGCTGATGCCAAAAGTAGTGGCCGAAGAGCTTGCCGTAGCCACAGACCCATCGGCGTTGCGAGCAGAGGTCAGCGCCAGATTAGAGGCTGGGGAGATGCCCGATGCAACTGGCTTGATTGCCCAAGTGTCAAGCACGTAGCCGGTTGTGCCGGCATACCCATAGACCCAAACGGATACAGGCCCGTTGGGGGCGGTGAACGTTGTGCTTGAGGTAGCACTTAGAACCCAAGTCCCGGTGGTTATGGTTGTTGACCCGCCGTTGTATCCGTTGCGGATGTATAGGCCGCCAGCAGTGTTGCCGGTTGCGCCAGTAGCGAAAAATGTTACCTTGTACTCGGCCCCAGGGGTAAGGCCAGGGAGGTTGATGTAAACATCAGAGTTGTTAACTGGCGATCCCGTGAGGGTGATTACGCCAGCAACCGCCGTTACCGTGCCTGTATTGCCAGTAATGAGGCCAACGTTGTCATCGTTGTAGAAGTCATTTACAAACTTTTCCGAAACAGTGTCCATGCTGAGGAAGCCAGGAAGGACACCCTCAAACAAGCCAACGCTGTCTAAATAGAATATTTCCCCAACATCCGACCCATCGGCAGCGCCAGCGTAGACGGTAACCGTAAGTTTTGTGTGCGTGAGAGGAATGGTAAGCGTAGAGATGACCCACTGCCATCCGCCATCACACACGGCGCCACGAGGGTAGCTGGTAAAGCTAGACGAAGAGGTAACGTTATCCGTGGACGTAATGTCCAGGCGGCCCCCAAGCAAGCCAAGACCGGTCTGGGTCCAGACTCGCGCTATTGCGGTGACTGTTTTTCCCACCAAGTGCGGAAGAGCAAGGCTTGCGTCGGTCGTAATGACCGGACTTGCTCCAGCGCCAATTGTGATCTGCGCAGAGTACAGCGATCCATCGGTTACGCTGACATTCTTTGTGGGAACGCAATTGGTAAACGTCCAGCCGGAAGGGTTGCTGCCTGTGTCCCAGGTTATAAAACGAGGGTTGTAGATGTAATTGGTTGGCGTCTGCGACAGCGGGTTGACGCCTTGCGGGCCAAAGTTCGTGTAGCGCGGAGGCTCGGCCATGACGCGCTGGACCTCTTCGCACCAGACTTGGCTGCCTAGGGCGCTTGGGTGTGTCTCGTCTGTGTATAGCGCTGCCGGGTCTGGGTACGTCTCAAATGCGGTGTATACATCGATGACGCCAGCACCGACCAAATCGGCAGTTTTGCGCCAGGCGCTTGTGAGCCGTGCGGACTGGTTTGCTCCGGCAACGCTAGTGCGTGGGTTTTGCAGCGTAATGAACAACCCGGCAAGCGGGGCCATTAGCCTGCAATGGCTGGCGGCAATCACCCATTCTGGCAGCGCCTCCACTTCAGTGGCGTTGGTGCCAATGTTGTGGCCGTAGTTGATGATGACCAGATCGTAATTGATGCCGGTCCAGATTAGGCTTTGCCGTCCTCCGTCTGTGTAGAAGGTGTTGGTTCCGCTGACGCTGGCGTTGTCAATGAAGACTGTCTGCGCACCGCTGCCGGTGCTTATCGTAGTGTAGGCAGCCCATCCCGTGGTGTCGTCATACAGGCGGTACTTGATGGTGTGCGTGGTGAGCTCGGTGGCCAGCCATTGGGCGGTAAGGTACACCCATTCGGTGGTCTCATTTCCGGTAGAGTCGCCGGTGACAAACATGTAGACGTTTGCTTGATTGGCGCGAGACTTTGCCCAGAAGTGCTGCGCCTGTGCCTGCGCCTGGCGTAGCTCTGCGGCCACCGTGTTCGCGGCAGAACTGTTCAGGTAATCGTACCCAACTTGCGCCGCCCCAGCAGATGAATTTATTTCCTGCAGCTCAGAGCCTACCGTGTCAACCGGATATGTTTCTGTTGAAAAATAGGAAACATCCCCGGCATTGATGACAAATCCATACCTTGCCGTGGCTTCTGATGCGCTATATACCGCACTCCCCTTGGCGTTTTGAACCAAGATGCTGTAATCGCTGTCCGCGTAGATTACTGCCGGCGTGCCTGAGTTGACGATATAGCCGCCAGATGTGCGCAGTGGCTGCGCTGCTGTCTGCGTCAGCGCAGCGTCCCAATAGATGCTGATCGGGTTGGTCTGCGGAGCAAGATTGACCGTGCCGATCCAGATGTAGCCATTGTCCAGCGGCTGGCCCGCCGTATCGGTGAAGATTGGGTAGGCGGGTTGGATTGATAGTGCGGTCATTTATTGGCTTTCCTGGGTGGATTGTCGCTCAAGGTTGCGCTGGTGGCAATGCGTTGATGGAGTCATCGGTTGGCTTTGCGCTTCAGCAGCTCTTCCATTGATTTGACGGCGTTTTCTTTGTTGATCCCGCTCAGATTTTCAGCTTTTTCGGCCAGCAAGTCGAATGCCCTCTCAGCAATTCGACCACGAGCAATGTCAACCCCAGTCCCTAAAACGCCTTGAGCAACTTCGCTTTTTAGTGAAGTTTGCGCAGCCGCACCGAACATGCGGTCAAGTTCATTGACAAAAATAAGCTGGCTCACGATGTCATCGTCTAGCTTCATGCCGTACTTGGCGGCCACTTGGTTGGCCTGGTCAAGTGAGTCAATCAGGTTGGCGCGTGTGCTGTAGTTGCTGGTCAACTTGCGCATGGCCGTGCCAAGGGCTTTGTTGGCGTTCTCTGAATCAAAGTTAATTTGAGTGCCTGCGGATTTCTGCAATTCGTCTAGCGCCGTGATGGTGTCGGCATACTTTTCATTAGCGGCTTTGTAGACTGGAAACTTTTCGCCTAGTGATTGGTTCAAGTTGCGGCGCAAGCCTTTAACGGCCCTTTCCGCTTCAGCGGTCAACGGGTTGGCAATACTTCTTTTGCCGTAGTCAACTTGTGTGTCAATGAATCGCTTTGCATCATGGACCCCTAATGCATCGGGCGCTTCTGTTTTGCTTAATCTTTTGAGAACGCGGTTAAGCAACTTCTCACCAGCTTCATCCCCTTCAATCCTTGAGCCTGCCAAGTTGGCTTTGGCAACGCCATTTTGATCTAACTCAACTTTAACGCCGATCTTGCCCAGGTCATCAATAAATGAATTTACAGCAGGATCGTAGTCAACGGTCTGGCCGCGCAGCCTGCTTTGTGCAATGCGGTCGATAGCTTTTCCAGATGACTTATTTGCCTTGTCAAGAAAATCAATCCGAGCCTGCACGGTGTCCCCAAGAATGTCTGCCGGCCTGTTTAATGTTCGATAGACCTCACTCTTTTCGCCCATCTTAAATTTGTTGAGCATCTGGAGCATGGCCGTGCGGTCTTTGTCGGATGCGGCCTTGATGCTGGCAATCGTTCCGTCCTTCCAGCCTTGATTAATGGCTGAGGTTGCTTCGTTGTCCGGTACTGCTTGAGTGCCTGACAAACGAAACTTTACAGTTTCCACTGAGTCAGGATTTTGGGAAATTTGCCGTTTAATGAGCTGTTGATTTTCTGGAGAAATCTTTTCGCCGATGGTGGCTTTGATGCTTTGTAAAGATTCTTGCACCGTTGGTGCATCACTTGGGGTGTAGCCAAGTCGTAATTGCTCAGCCGTTACTGGAGCGCCTTGCTCTTTAATTCCTGCGCCAGGTGACGCAATCTGCTTTGCAACTTTTCCAGCAACTGCTTTTAATGCTGTAGGTATAGATGGGACGAAAGCACCGCCTACGGTTGCTGCAATTTGACCAACAGGGCCGGCCCCTGCTTCTTTTGCCAATTGTCCTGCGCCACCAGCCGTTGCGCCCGTGACTGTTTGCAGGCCTGGCGTGGTTGCCATCATACGGCCAACCTCCCGGGCAACTGGCCCTGTTGCGGCAGATTCCAAGGCTTTGCCTACGGCAACGCCGCCTGCGCCGCCGCTTGCGCCAGCCGCTGTTGTCTGTACGATGCGCTCTGCTTCTGTGCGTGGTTGCGCTACACCGACACGAGTAAGCAAATCCTCCAATGCATCGGTAGGCAATGTGTATTTTGTGCCGAATAGACTATTGATTGAACCAACAATCGGATCGCCAAGCACTCCCGCAAGGGTAGCGGCACCAGCACCTGCAATAGCTCCTGGGATCGCGCCAATGCCAGCAAACGGTGCGCCGATCATTGCGCCAAGTGTCGCACCAGCTGCCGGCAAAGCCAAGCCCCTGGTAGCCGCGCCAGCAACGCCGGCTGCGGTTGTGGCTGGCACGTCAACAGCGCCGCCATATTGAGCCGCAAGGGCCGTCAGGTCTTCTTGTTTGGCGGGTGGCGGAACTCCCGACTCAGAAGACGGCTCAACTATGCCGCCAAATTGCTTTGCAAGTGCTTTATAGTCTGTTGCCATTATTTAATCCCTGCGGCTTTTTTGTAAGCATCGGCAGCCTCTTTGCTGGGAAACTTAAATACTTGACCATTTGGCAGAGTAACTATAGCTTGCTCTCTAGCCGGTACATCTAATGGCAGCGCTTGCACGCCATATTTCAAACTTATGTTTTCCCGTACCTTTGTCAGTAATCGCACAGCTTCTGTAACATTTTCTATCAATCTTGCAGGCGATTGTTTAAGGCTCAAAGTTTGCAAGGATGCTTGCAATTTATCCCCTTCTTTTTCAGACAAACTTCCACTTCCTTTAATTTTTGGAATTTGGGCAATAAATGCTTGTGAACTAAGTGCCTCTACAAGTGCTTCAAAGTCAGCAACATCCTGATTGGTAGTTGGCAATCTTGATGCTATTGGTCCAGTTGCAGATTCAATGATATCTTTTGGAGTTTGTAAAATCCTTGCTGCCGTATTCAGAAAATTATCAACGTCTGCCGATTGATTAGCAACTGTTGCTTTCTGGTCTCTGTCTGCAGCGTCTCGCTTTTCTTTTGCATCATCAATTTTTTGCCGCAATTCATCTCGCCGAAGTGCGTTTGTTTCTTTGGCTTGTGCTGCGTTAAGCGCTGCAATGCGAGCGTTCTCTCTGTTAATGATAATGTCTGCATCAGTCTTGCGTATAACAGCGGCTGACTTGTCAATCTCTGCTTGTTCTTTTCGTTCTGTAAACTTAGCCTCGACCGCCGCCTTGGCTGCGTTTGCCGTTGCTAGTGCGGCATCAGCGGCTGCTTTCTCCTTCGAATTCTTGGCGGCGTCTTGAGCTACAGTAGCATCTGCTATGGCTTTATCTGCCTTTGCAATGGCTTCTCTTTTTACTTCTGGTGCTAAGGCCTCGTCCCGCGCCGTTTTCAAGCTCTCGCCAATGCTTTCAAAGAATTCTTTTGCGCCTGGGATGCCTGCTGTGCGAGCTGCCAAAGATTTGAAAACAATGGCTGGGCCACGCTTTGGATCTGCTGCTGCTGTGGCCATGTCATCAAACAAAGCGGCGTCCTGGTTGTCACCGCTGTTGCGTGCGGCAGTGGCGCTATCTTGCAGAAGTTTGATGCCAATTTCCGGGTTTGTTTGCAGTGCCGAAAGGATTCGACCAGTGGAATTCAGTGTGCCTTGCTGCTGCTCTTTGCTGATGCCTTCCATGAATGGTCGGAATGCGTTGGCCTGCTCTGGCGAAAGGAGCGAGGCGTAGCGGGCAGCGTCACGCATGGTAGGGTTAGGATTCGTGAAGAATTTAGCCTGCTCTTGCGCCGCCAACTGTTGCCGCTGTTGCTGCTGGACCATGGCGGCTTGCTTTTGCTGCAACTCGACCATGCCAGCGCCAAGCTGGAGGCCTTGCAATGATTGAGCAAATGGGTCAGCGACTTGTGCGAGGTAGTTGATTGGTTCCATGGTGCGCCTTTAGAAGCTCAAGCCAAGATCTTGATTGCCGTATGCAAGGCCAGAGCCAAAGCCAGAGGAGCCGAGTGGGGTTTGTGAGAATCTGGCTTGCAGGCTTGAGGCGTCATTGCCAAAAAGATTGCCAAACCCACCCGCACCTTGAAGTGCGCCGAATGCTTTGTTGATGCCGCCAGTGAGTGCGCTTTGCTGGCCGAGGATGCCGCCAGCTTCGGCCTGTCCTTGCCGCCCAAGTAGGGTGGCAATGTTGGTTCCTGTGGACATGCCAGCATTGCCGACGCCGGCTGCTGCGTTCTGGCCAATGGAGGTCAAACCACCGAGGCGGCCGTATTGCTGTTCAATCAGGCCGGAGAGGAGTTGAGGCCTAAATTGAGCAAGAGCGGCTTGCACGTTGCCGCCACGCAGACCGCCAGTAGCTGACGCATTCTGGAGGATGGCGTTTTCACCTTGCTGCTGGAGCGCAGCAAACTGTGGGCTGCCTTGCAGGGCTGCGATAGCTTGCTGTTGTGCGCCTGGCGCACCTAGTCCAAGCAAAGCCTGCTGCTGTGCGAGCGCTCCTGTGCCGGCTTCGTTGTAAGGCTGCAAGAGCTGCCGAATGGCATCAAACTGTCGGCGCTGTTCGTCGATTCCGCCTTGCGCTGCTTGCTGCTGTACTTGTGAGGCTTGGCCTACCGACTCGCTGCCCTCAATTGCTCCACCAAGACCGGCGCCAATTGCACCTCCGACTCCCGGAAGGAAGAAGTTGCCCGCAATGCCGCCTAGTACGCTGAGTAGACCCATAAAAACACCTCAATATTCATTGGATGCCGCTGGTAGCGTTTTCCTCAGCGACTTGATTTTCACACATTTTGACAACCCGTCAATCTTCCATCTCAAATTCACGCTCTTCCCAGGCCTGGCAGACGCGCAGATCGTGGCAGACGAACTCGAACTTGTTGCAGTAGCCTCGGAACCCGGCCTCGGTGTCCCAGTCGTTGCGAGGTATGCGCTCCATTTTAGCCTGCGTCATGGTGCTGTTGTCGTAGTACTCGCAGTTCGAGCACCGGCGCCGCCGAGCCTCCTTCTCGTCCACCTGCATGGCCTTGCCAACAGCGACCCAGAAGACCTTGTTGGCCGTTGGCTCGTTGGATGGGCTCTCAGGGCCGAGCATCCAGTCCTCGATGACGGTATCGGTGTTCTTCTTGTTCTCGGCTGTGGTGATGAACTCCTCGCCCATCGGCAGGCCTGCGAAGCCCTGGGGGATGACCATAAATTCTTTCATGCTGTAGCGCTCCTTAAGTGATTTCGCGGCCTGATGCGCGGATGGTCAGCGATGTGGCTGCGCTGGCAATGGTAGAGATGAGGCCACCGGACTCCAGCGCTTGACCGACCAACTCCGGGAACGTGTAGGTCTCGTCCGGTGCAATGCTGCGAGTGTCCACGATCAGGTTGGCCGCGCCAGCGCTGCCGCCACTGGTCACCAGGTTGACGCCGATCGTTACGTTGCCGCCACTGGTGTTGGTGGCGGTGAATTTGTCGATGATCGCCTTGCAGTTGATGGCGGTGTACTGCGTGGTCTGGCTGTTCTCGGCCTGCTTTGCTGGGATTAGGACTTTGACGGTTACGGTCATGATGGCTTTTATTGCTCGGTTTGAGTGACGGCAAGGATGACGGCTGGCGCTGCTGGGGCAAAAGCGGTAGCCGCTACGGTTGCAATACTAACGTTAGTATTATCTGCGGCATACATTACTTCAATAAAATCACCAGCAAGCAAGGACGCAACTTCATTTAGCGTTACTACCAAATACCCATTGTTCAGCGTGATAGATGCAACTCTAGCTGAATTTGTAAAGTTAGTGGTTCCGTTAAGTCTAAGCCAAACCCAAATAGACTTTTGAGCCGCATTGTTGGATGTAATCTGTACCGAGCAGGCAATGTTGTACAAGCCAGCCTGGGCAACAATAATTTGCGATGTTGTTCCACCAATAGAAACACCGTTAGCAATTTGCGTATTGGTAAATAATAATGGATAAGCTGTATTTATAACTGCCGGGGACTGGCTATTTGTTTTGGTGAATTCGCCGTAATAAATTTGCTGTTCAATGGTTGGGCGTACAAATATAACGCCAACGGTGGCGCTTACGTGCAGAACGGCAGCGATTGGCACCACGCTATTGGGGGCGGTTGGCTTGACGTTTGTGAGCGCTCCGGCTACCGTTGGCGAGGCGTACAAAATGTCGCCCACCGAAAACGCGCTTGTATCTACGTCCCGAACGTAGCCAAAAGTTGTGCAGTAGCCTTTTTCGCCACTGTCCGGTAAATCGTGCGTCATCACGCCCAGCACGTACAGGGTTGGCGTTGCCCCATCTGCCAAGTAGGGTGCGACCTCTAGCGTATCGTCTGGCCCTACGCCAGTGAACCCGGCAACCGTGCCGTTTGGGATGGTTGAGCCGGTGTTGTTTTGAACCCTGGCGTAGGTTTCTAGCCCGATCTGCTGCACCACGTCATATTCCATGCCGAGGTCAGCGGTTTGATCTACATCATTCCAAGCCAGCCGCGCCATGCGGGAAACGTGTGGTGCGGATTGATCGAAGTCGATGTAATCAGTAACAACAGAGTTGTTGTTCTCAATGACTGGGGCCGCCGCCAGCAGTTCTACTGCATTGGCAATGCGCGTGAGTTGCGCCAGTGCATCATTCGCCGTGGCTTGGGCGTTGCCGGCAGCGATGTTGACCTCCAGCACCCCATCAGGCCCGATGGCATCAACAACCGCAAACAACAGTTCAAACTGTCTGATCTGCTGCTGGTCGGTCAAAAACTGCGCGAGCTGATCCCGCGTCAGATTGAGCTTCCGGGAGTTCGGCGCGGTGGTTGCCATGGATTAGAACGCCAGCGCTTCTAGCTGGGCCTCTAGCCTGGCGAATGACACGTGGGCGCTACTGTCGCCCCGGAAGCGCTGGATGCGCCAGTTACGCATGTGGCCCTGCTGGAACCATGCCAGGCGCTTCTTGGTGTCGCCTGTGGTGCCGACTGAGATGAACCTGTCCTGGCTCCATGATCTGCCGTCCACCGAATAGCTCGTGCTGATCTGCGGGTTTCCTAGTGCCGCTGAATTCGGAACAGCGAGCTCGAGCAGGATGTATTCGCCATTCTCTTGCAGCAAAAAGAACCCGTTTTCTTGGAGCAAGCCGTTGACCACCTGCGTGGCCAGGGCAACGCTTCCCGTCAATGCCACCAGTTCTAGCTTGTTGAAGATGGCGCCGTTGCTCTCGTTATAGACGATGAGCGTGCCGAATTCCCAGCGCACCTGCTGGTCCCAGTGGTGGCCGGTGTCCTGCACAAGATACCCGATGGCGCTGGACTGCGGATCGCCGACCAGCCACTTGTTGTAGCACCAGACAATGTTCCTGGCCCGGTACTGCGCGATGCCGGTGGTGGTGCTGGCCAGAACAAACCAGACCTGCTCCTGCAACTCTCGCGAGGCCGATGCGTCGTAGACCAGCGTTTGGTCTGGCAGGTGAACGTAGAGGTGTTCGTGAGCCTTGTCGTTCCTGGCCTCCAGCTTTACCGTGCTCAGTTGAGCCTCGGTGTACCGCTGAAGAATGTTGTCGATCTCTTGAGTGCTGACCTTTGTTGTCGTTGCGGAGACGCCAAGATAGATGCCGGGTGCCTCGTTCCGCCCGCCGCCAAGGAAGGCCATCGCATCAACAAAAACGCAGCAGGCCTGAGTGCCGATGCAGCCCTTTTGAATCTGAGCGCCCTCGATCCTTGCGAACGGGAAGAGATCGCCGCCCACGTTGTTGAAGACCTCGATGGTGTGCCGATTGAGAGCGTAAACCTCGTTGCGGAGCTTGAGCAGCGCCAGTATTGGGTCGGGGTCCGCTTCGCTTGACCCGTACTTGAGCGGGTTGACGGCGAATGGATCGTTTAGCTCTGTGACGATCAGGTACTGGCCGTCGGTGGTCATGAAGTAGCCATCGACCCAACAGAAGTCAATCACGAAGCCCAGGTCCGGGTCTGTGACTTGCAGCAACCCTGCAGTGCTGTTCCAGTAGTACAGGCGGCCACCGGACGCGACCGCCAGGCTGGTGAAGCTGTAGTCAAAGGTCACCAAGTTGGTAGTTGGCCCGCCAACGTCGCCCAGGACGGTTACAGCGCCGCTGCTTGAAACTGACACCAGCTTGGTGCCCATGACCCGATAGCAGATGTTGTTCCACTCAATGCCGCCGCGGTCAATGCCCGGCCCTGTCCCATTGGCGACAATGCCATCACCTGGGCGAAGGAAACCATTGCTGATGCCGCTGACCTTTGGCACGGGCACCAGATTGACGGGGTAGCTGGTGCG